TTCTACGGTACCCTTCGTCGTGAGCACAGCGAGATTATGGCAGAGTTCGCAGAAAGCATATATCTGCACCACAACATGAGCACCGATAAAGTCAGCTTTCCTGTAGACGTGATCAAACAGTTTCAAGATCGTTTATACGCGCTTATGGATGAATAGTGAGCTTGTTATAACAAAATGATCTAAACAGAGTGAAAATAATTGTTTACCGATCGTCATAATGATGGTATAATACATCTATACCAAACTGAAAAGGAATACAAAATGCCTACTTATTCTATCGACGCTCTGTCTGACCTCTACAAAGACACGCGCGGCTTTCGCCCTCAGAGTGATTTCATGGAAGGTTTTATGGCGTCGTCCGAAACTGTACGGCAAGCAATATGGGATTCGATGATTGAAGATCTTGAAGACCAACATGAGCAGTCTATTTTGGACCAAACACATGCCATTATTGCGTTTGAGCAAGCTGGCGAAAATTACGATTCTCGCGAAGAATATATCGCAGACGTACTCAAAAAAGCCGGCGGCAACGACGGCTATGCAGAGTATCTTGCGGGAATCCCGTACGGCTACTTGACGCGTGAGGCGTAAAATGTTACAAGTACAAGAATTCCTGCGAGGCCACAGTCTCGCAGATCTTACCGCGCAGTTCGGTATCAAAGCAAACATCAACGAAGCCGCCGGCATTGTTTTGCTTGACTATAATCAGATTGATTCACCAAAGACGCATCCTATAGTCATTGAGTGCCGGTCTCTGATCTTAAATCTGAAGACGTATGAAGTCGTGTCACGTAAATTTGACCGCTTCTTCAACCTCGGTGAAGCTCCAGATACTGTCATCGGGTTTGACTTCTCAACTGCGACTGTCTTAGAAAAAGTTGACGGCTCGCTTGTTGGCATATACTTCAATCCTGTGACTAACACCTGGGATATTTCTACTCGCGGTATGGCTGTAGCTGATGGCGTGCACGACACCGGGCTTACTTGGCGTGAAAAGATTTATATGTCAATGGGTCTTAAGTCGGAATCTGATTTTCAATTGTTTTTTAGCATTCATGGACATAAGGCGTTCACATACATTGGTGAATGGATTTCTCCAGAAAATCGGATCGTCACACAATATCCTGAAGCGATGGTCGTCCTGACAGGCGTGCGCGAAAACCTGTCAGGTAAAGAATTGTCGTATGAAGGTCTATATAAATGGGCCAAGGATTTTGCAAACGCGGGCCTTAACGTTCGCGCTGCAAAAGAATATACACCCGGCGATGCGGAGCAACTGCGCAATGTCGCTAACGGTCTTCAAGATTTGGAAGAGGGTTTTGTAGTTCGATGCAGTAAGACTGGTAAGCGCATTAAAGTTAAAAGTGAGACATATCTAATCGCTCATAAGCTGCGTGGTAATGAGTCTGTCCCTACTCGCAAGAACCTGCTTCCAATGATCTTGGAAGGCGAGATCGGAGAGTTTCTTGTTTACTTTCCCGAGTGGGAGCCGTTAGTAGTAGAGATAGAGTTACATATTTCTGAGATGTTTGCTGTCTTAGACGCAGCTTGGCATCAGTATAAAGATGTAGAGACTCAAAAGGACTTTGCATTAGCAATTGCCAACATCCCAGGCAAGAGCATACTGTTTAGCTCTCGTAAAACCGGTCGGCTGCCAAGCGCTGAATTTCAGTTTATGGATTTAACACACAAAGTAAAATTCGTTGGAGTCTAATACATGATGGTCTTGGTGCTATCAATATTATATTGGAAGCTTATGATGATGGCCGCTGTGTTGCTCGTCTTCACGGTTGTCGCTAGTCGTAATTCCAATGACGGCGTGTTTGTTGAGATGATGAAAAAAACATCATACGTGTTGCTTGTAGTGTTGCTAACATCTATCCCCGCAGCGATACTGACCCTTATGTAAAAGGTACAAATTGGAGAATATTATGAGTAGTGTTTTTAAAGAAGAAGGTATGAAAGGCATTAACGGCACCGAGATAAGCCCAGGAGATAGTGTTGCATTTATGACTGTATCAACTGGCTACGCTCAGCTACGTGAAGGAATTTATTTAGGACATGTTAACGGCAGCGCTCGAGTAACCTATGAAGTTAAGATTTTTGACTTTTATAACCAAGACGGCTCTGCCCATGATTATAATGTAGAGGGTAGGAGATGGGTCGGCTTCGATACTGATACGGGGCTGCCTGCATATAAGAATAGCACTACTGGCTTAGAGCTAGAGCGCAGAGCACGGCACGTTTCAGAAACCACATCCCTCACTAACAGCCAGATGATCAAGATCAATGTGTAACAGAAGAGAAAAAAGTTGTTGACGGTGATGCAGTTCTTTGTTATAATGGTTCTACTGAAAACGAAATGGATAATCAAAAATGTCGAAGAAAGCCACTAGCTTGTACGTTACCGTCGCCGTAAAAGGCAACCCATTTGACATCGTAGCGAAGAAGCAGTTTTTCAACGCAAAAGAAATGAATACCTGGTTGAAGACTGCAGTTGTTGATTTTCCACCAGAAGCCTTTCGTATTACCAAAGAGGTGTATTAACATGAAACGTCTTACTGCAGCTGAAATGCGCGTAGTAACAGAAACCTCTACAGCAAAAGTTGATGCACTAATTGATGAGGCACTGTCCGCAATACGCACTAATGCTGAGCGCGGAAAGTCAATGACAACCGTTGGGCCGGTCGTTCATTCTGAGCGCGTACCTGTTATATCAGATTCGACAGCTGCTCTAATGACGGCGCTGAAGAGCTTAGGATATGAGGCTTACTGGTGTGGCGGCGAACCGTACGTACCACGCGGTTTAGCTGATGACGACGGTGCTGGCCCGCTCTACCGGGCATACACTGTAAAAGTAACGTGGTAAGGGGATAATTATGAGCAAGATTACAGCTTCTGAAATGCGTGAGATTGCGGTAGGTGAAGGTGACATTCTCAAGAAGAGAGTAAAAGCAGCTTTGGTCGAAATGAAAAAGGCGGCCAAAGCTGGCCGCATGTCGACGGTAATTTCCATAGATGCTCTAACATTTTGGTCTGACGCCCCCGCACCTCCACCTACTTTAATACAAACTCTGTTTATGCTTGAACTCCAAGAGCTTGGGTACTCTGTTAAGGTAGAACAATGGAAAGACCATGCGTGTTGGCGAAGGACCTTCGCCCCCGACCTATTTCGGTTTGCGATTGTGGCGAGCTGGTAAATTATTTTCATGTTTAGTGAAAATAATTGTTGACTGATCATCATTAGAATGGTATAATAGCTCTATTGAAACGAAATACTAAAACGAGAAAATGATTATGACAATTACCCGCGAAGAAAAAGCTGCAATCGTAAAGGCCGACTTCCTTGCCTTTCTCCAGAAGCATCAACTCGAGTACGAGGTTGATAGCTCTCCCAGCTGTATAGAGTTTTCGTGGGCAGCTATTTACCCAAAAGATTGCCAGGCCGAAACGGTTCTTGAGTTTGGTAGCGTAATAGTAGGCGCTTGGGGTCACCACACTGACACGGTGGAATCACTTTGAAAGCGACGAAAACTCAAGTTTTTTACGTATTTCGGCATCTTGACCTTGGTTGCGAAGACTACCCCGACGCAGAATCGTTTGTCGAGATAACTGAGCCCGGTCAGCGGCCCACTGTGCATTCTTTCCCATTTTGTGAAAATGAAGCGCGGGTACGAGCAACCATGCTTACCGATTTTCCAGAAGTTACTAATTACGAAGTAGACTCAGATTCTCAATATTTCTAAGGACTAAACATAATGACACGAAAACTAGCAACCGTACGAACTATTGCAGAGATCATGCCAATTGATGGCGCGGATTTGATTGAATCTGTGCGTGTTGATGGCTGGTGGGTAGTAGCCAAAAAAGATGAATTCGCGGTTGGAGATAGCGCAGTCTATATAGAAATTGACTCGTGGGTTCCTGAAGCTCTGGCCCCGTTCTTGAGTAAAGGTTCTACACCAAAAGAATATGAAGGTGTGGCTGGAAATCGTCTTCGTACCATTAAGCTGCGCGGGCAAGTTAGTCAAGGCTTGTTGCTTCCTCTGTATGGATACGCTCCAACAGCTGCCGCATGCCAGGCGTTTCATGACACTCGTGTAGTTGCTAAAGATGACGATGACACATTTGATGTGACAGAGCTCCTAGGCATTCAAAAATACGATCCTCCGATTCCAACTTGCCTTAGTGGCATAGTTAAAGGCAAGTTCCCATCTTTTATTCGCAAGACTGACCAAGAACGCATCCAGAACTGCTTTAATAAAGTACAGCCACTATTTGACGAAGAATGGGTCACGGAAGAAAAGCTAGATGGATCTTCTATGACTGTAGCATATAATGATGGCGAGATATATGTTTGCTCTAGGAATTTAAGCCTAAAGATCGATGATAACGAGGGCAATTCTTTCATTGCTATGGCAAAGATGTCTAACGTCATGAATGCTCTTGCGAGATACGGACGCAATCTTGCGGTGTCTGGGGAGCTAATTGGTCCGGGCATTCAGGGTAACAAATACAACCGCGAGCGCCACACTTGGCACATCTTTGACATGCTTGACATTGACACTCAAAAGTATGTGGACTACAAAGAACGGATCAGTATCTTTCGTGGGCTTGCGTTGAGTAATGATGCGCGGCTTATCCCACAAATTGCAGCGGGCCCGCTTACTGCCCATGTAATGAAATCACTAGTTCCCTTAGCAGATGGGCGTAGTACTCTTGGTGTTAAGACAGCGCGGGAAGGGCTAGTGTTTAAGAATGTAAACGACCCAGATATTTCCTTCAAGGTTATCTCTAACAAATTTTTAATGAAATACGAGGAATAAGAATGAACATTAACAAAAAGATCATCTAAGCATCCGTTGATTTGAAAAGGAACCTTACGGTTCCTTTTTGGTTTTTGATATTCTTTTTTGATCTAAACAAAATGAAAATAATGGTATACATCGTCTAGTAGAATTGATATAATACTTCTATCGAAACGAAATACTAAATGAGAAAATGATTATGACAATTACCACAAATCTTGAAAATCGCACTGCTGCTTATCGGTTTACCTTTACTGCAAATTGTCCTGACGGTCTTGCATTGTTAAAACTTCTTCGTCAACGCATTGCTGTATTAAATGCAGAAGCACCGAATGACTCCAAACAGCGGGTTTGTGTAAAACCTCGCCTGGGTCGTAATAGCCAGTTTGCTGAAATGTATAAGGGCTGTCATCAAACCGTCAAAACTGAGCATGGTGCTTACTTTGATGTTTATGTACAAACCCGTTACTAGGAGTAATGTAATGTCAGAGCAAAGCTTTGATAGTGGAGCAGCACCATTATTGGTGTTAATTTTTGCTCTATTAACAATTCTTGTATTTTTTAACTTGGATCGCACAATCATGTGGGATCAATACGAGGCGATGGAAGAACTGTGCTATCCATACGGCGGAGTCATTAGTGTTAGTGTAGACTTCTCAGTAATTACCGCTCTATGTAGTAACAGTAAGAGATTTACGGTTAGAACAGATAAGAAACGATAATAGGAGTATTGTATGGGCGGTAATGCATTATCAGTATATACGCGGCGATATGAAGCAGGCGAAGTAGTGAAAGTCCTATTGCAGAAAGTGGAGGCACCGTGAAATACACAAAACACAGAGTCTTGCGTTTAATATATTGCGACGTACCATTACGCCACGATCTTATGTTTGACAAAAATGCAGCTAAGCACTTGTTTTGGCGGTTTTGGTGGATCGTATGACGTTAACTATCCGATCATGGTCTAATCTTAAGTGGGTAGATGCCGCTACTATTATGCGTGCGACGAAAATGCGTAAATACAATTTCAAGCATGCCTGGGTTGAATTGGAAGTAGCTAACCTGGGAGCTGCTGTGGGCGAGCCCGAGCTTTATGATGTACGTTTATTTTATATCCCAGGAGTACCAAAGAATGAAAAAGCAAAAACGAAGAAACCCAGTCGCGTCAAGTCTGTCCGACCCGATGTTCCGGAAAAAAGTCTTTGTTGATCGTAAAAAGGTAGACAAGGTTGCTCGTCGGAAGGAAGATGAGCAACCCTTAATATCTCGATGCCTTTAAAGATCATATAAGACCCGTTACTATGACGGATGCTAGGATATACATCTGCACAGGTAATGTCATGTAGCAAGCTTTTCTAGCTGCACTATCAGTTATAAAAACCACTACCTTTATATCAAAATAATCTAAGAAACATATATACACATTCAGAATATTTTGATATAATGGTATCTTAATCCTATTATGGTGAATGAAATGATATTTGGACATCTCCACACAGATACTTTTGCAAAGAACCAGGCGGCATTGCTGCGCTCTGCATTAGGAGTGCCATTCTTTTGTTTGATGCCACGCAGGTTAAACGACGGGCGAATTGCGTTTCTCTGCACGGTAATTAGGTATGGAGATATAACATGCTCGTTTGGTGTGTTACGACATAGTGCCGATAGCAACCTCTTCTATGACGTGCGAGCATACAAGTTCTCAAAAGACCGCGATGATAGTATAATCTCGCCGTCTGTTAATGAATATCTACAGCTCAGATCTGACGGTCAGCGTGCTCAGATCTGAGCACTTTAAATAATTATTCAGCACGGAGCTATAATAGCTAGTGCTCTTTCACTAACTGAGGAATATTATATGTCTAAATATGACGTAGTACTATCAGCATACAGAGCAGAGAAATTCACAGCGCAGCCAAATGCTTCAGCTGAGCTTGCTAAAGTTCTAGCTGTCACAAATGCAGAGACGGATGACAAAACCGTTATGGCTGCAGTGCGCCTTGTAGTTAAAGGATGTGATTCTGCTACAGCGAATGCGCTCAACGCTATTCTAGACGAATCAGAAACTGAACTGCGTGAAGAAGTGGTTGGCAAAGAAGTCATTGATGAACGTGCTCCAGACGGGCCGACCGTTGAAGAAAAAGCTGCTGAGCCAGTAGTTGAAGAAAAAGCAACAAAACGAGCAAAATAATAGTATACACCGCTCCCATTATGTGATATAATAGATTCTACATCAAAGCAATATCTCATTATGGATAGGTAAGCACCGTGAATATATTTGCTACAAGCGCATGTCCTGTTACGTCGGCACAATCTCTACCCGACATTCTCGTCAACAAAATGATCATTGAAAGCGCCCAGATTTTGTCTACTGCGCATTTCATTTTGGACGGTCATCAAGTTGGATATAAACCGACTCACAAAAATCACCCGTGTTGTGTTTGGGTTCGGGCAAGCTCATCTAATTATGATTGGATGATGGCTCACTTTGTGGCGCTCTGTGGTGAATATACTCATCGTGGCGGTAAAATCCACAAGACTGAAGGTCTGGTGCCTGTACTCTCATCTCGACCGCGTATGATTGTTGATACTGATATGACTGTCATGGCAATGTGTATGCCAGATGAATGTAAAGCATCGCCCAGTGTTTATGAAAACTATCGCATCTACCTTAACAAGAAATTTTCTGACTGGGCAAGCCGTACTGAAAAGCGCCCTATCATTGCAAAGTGGACTGCACGTACAAAACCACTTTGGATAAATTAATTGTTGACATGCAACCTCTAATGTAGTATAATGGTTGTCTGATGAATGAATAATTCACGCGACCTTAGCCCAACTGGCAGAGGCAAGAGACTTAAAATCTCTTCAGTTTGAGTTCGAATCTCAAAGGTCGCACCAAAGGTCTCTTAGCTCAATGGTAGAGCGGGCTGCTCATAACAGCCGGGTTACTCGTTCGATTCGGGTAGGGACCACCAATTTGTTAAATTTATCAGAATGACTACTCTGATAAAAAATCATTTAGAAAAAGTTGTTGACATGTAGGTCAGTTAATGATATAATAGATACTCAAGACAAGGTACTTGGTTTAATAATTGATTTAGGAGATGCACAATGGATATGGTAGCTGCAATTTGGATGTGGTGTGTTTGGACTTATGCAAGCTGGCAAGCGTCATTTGCTACGTTTGATCCGAAGTATCAGTGGTAAATGTAACAGATTTTGAATAAATGTGAAAATAAATTAAAAAAAGTTATTGACATCGGTTTAAACTTGTTATATAATAGCTACATGATTCGGAAACACTGAAGGTCATAATTGCTAAAACCGCAACTGAAACCTTGAGGAATCTCAAGTCAATATAGGTTGGAGTGGACTACGGTAACCACCTTGAATTTAAGAATATGGAACAGTGTAGTCCAGCGGCGAGGACGGCGGGCTGTAACCCCGTACATTGATACATCGTTGGTTCGAGTCCAACCTGTTCCACAGTTTGCGGATATGTATGTATCTGTATTGAAACTGGTAGACCAAAGCGATCTGCAGGTCGTTTGTCGGTACAGCTCTGATGCTCGGGGCGTCTCAGTTCGACTCTGAGGGTATATCAGTTTTAATACAAATGCATATAGTGCAAAAGACTACAGGGATTAGCTCAGTTGGTAGAGCGCGGGGTTTGGAACTCCGAGGTCGTTGGTTCGAGCCCAGCATTCCTGACATTCTGTAGTAAAGTATTCGAGGTTCGCTACCTAGAAGGAAACGGTTCTCCGGTCGTAGTGCTGCGGAAAACGTAATATGCCGGGGTAAGAGTCCTCACAGCGCTGCGCTAAATTATAGTTGACTTGATGCGTCAGGTCTTCAGATTAGTTATACTCTTATCGTCTAAAGGTTAGGACATATTTTAATTCCTTTAAATAAACAGAAAGGAAATAATATGTCACATGGCGGTTATAGAGAAGGTTCGGGAAGAGCTAAAACTGGGTATTATAAAGGAATTTATTGCGGTAGCACATATGAACTCTGTTGGGTTATACATGCAATAGATCACAATATAGAGTTCCAGCGATTCCCAAATAAATTAGAAAAAGACGGTGTGATTTATTATCCCGATTTTCTACTGTCAGACGGAAATACGATAATAGAGCCAAAGGGATACGAAAAACAAGAATCAGTTGATAAAAAGACTAAAGTCGCAGAATCATTCGGTTATATCGTCAAAGTGATGCGTAAAGAAGACTTGCAATATGCGTTTGATTATGTAATTAGAGTATACGGAACGAAGAAGTTTTTTGATTTGTATGATGAATATAAACCAAGATATACATATATATGCGGTCACTGTCAGCTAAGTTTTAGTAGAGATAAACAGCTAAGATCGGAGACGGGATTTTGTAATAGGTCCTGCGCTGGGAAATATCGTAAGCGTATGAATTGCACGGAACTGGGTAAAATGACTGATGAAATAAAAGCTAAGGTATCAGTAGCATTGCTTGGTAAGAAATATAAATCGTATACTAGAAAAAATAAACAAATTTGGATCACCGACGGTAAAGCCAATACTAGAATAGTTGAAGGCGAGAATATGCCGAATGGATTTAAACGAGGAAGAATAACGTCGCATTAGATTAACGGTTAGATCGGGAGGCTTTCATCCTTCAGACAGCGGTTCGACTCCGCTATGCGACACCAATTAAGCAGATGACGGGTTCAAGTCCCTCTAAGAGTACCATTTTTATTAATCAGTGAGGATGTTATGTTAAGTGTAGCTAAAGTTATTTCGCATGCGTTTGATGCCAAAGAACTCCGCACGCTAAGTGACGCTCGATTGATTAAGTTTAAGAAAGCGTGTATGCACAACTTACATAGCACTGATGCATTTATGATGCGAACCATGACTTATGAAGATATTCCTAGTCGTATCAGACCGTTAGTAAAGAATATGAAACAGAACATTAAGTTGATTCACGATGAAATCAAACGCCGTGAGATAAAGTAAAAGAATTTGGGTATGGATTCCTCTGGGAAGGAAGTCACACTGTCTATGTGATCGCTGCGGGTTCGACTCCCGTTATACTCGCCCTTAGAGTCTTCATCGAGACTCGAACTTTGTTAAATAAGTACATGACTAACAAGAGATAAAAAATCATGTACTATACGGTTTACAAAGTTACAAATCGGATTACCGGTAAGCTCTATATAGGAGCTCATAAAACCAAAAATCTAGACGATGGGTATATGGGATCGGGAAAGTATTTGAAAAGATCCCTAAAGCAGCACGGTTTGGAAAACTTTACAAAAGAGATTTTGTTTGTGTTTTCTAATCCAGCTGAGATGTTTGCTAAAGAAGGTGAACTCGTCAATAAAGACTTTTTGGCCGAGGCCAATACATATAATCTTAAAGTAGGAGGCTTCGGTGGATGGGATTATGTTAATACATGCACTGATGAGCAGAAACGGCAAAGGGAGTTGCTAGCTGATCCAAAGCGACGAGCAACAATGCTAGCTAGATATGGAGTAGAAAATGCCGGTCAGCGAGAAAAAGACCGAGCCGCTGCATCCATCAGGGCAAAAGCACAGCACGCAAAAGGACCCTTTGGTCGTAAGCTTACTGGTCAAGAGTTCTTAGGAAAGCATCATTCTGACTCTACAAAAGAACGATTGCGCGCGAAGGCAATTCTACGTGTAGGAGATAAGAATTCTCAGTTTGGCACAATGTGGATATATAGCACTGAGTTAGCTGAATGCAAAAAGATTAATGCCAGTGAGCAAATACCTGACGGCTGGGTTAAAGGCAGGAAGATGAAATTCTAGTAGGGGAATCTATTAGAACAGAAAGCGCAGTTTGCTGAGGCCACTCCAGCAAACAAGAACGTGCGGGGTAAGAGTCCTAGGGGGGTGCATACATTGTTATATTAAAGCATTAACTTTTCGTGACTACCCTTTTAGGGGAAAGACGGCTAACGATTCTGACCGAGAGTGATCATACCGCCAGAGTGGTTAGTGAAAGACGGTTCGCCTAATTAGCGAGTTGTCTCAGTAAGGTTAATGCTTTAATATAATTTATAGGATGGGCTAAGGTAGCTAGGGAAACTCCAAATCTCCCGAATCGGCTTCGATTGCTGACCGTCCTGCCAATTTACACGTCGTTCGTCTAATGGTAGGGCCGCTGCTTTACACGCAGCAGACAGGAGTTCGATTCTCTTACGACGTACCAGTTTTGGTGGCATAGTTTAATTAAAACACCCCGCCGTTTGGATAAGACCTGGCGTTTAGTCAGGGGCGGGGAGATCTAGAGTCACATTCTAGTGCTTCCACCAATTTGCGGGGCGTTAGCTCAACTGGATAGAGCAGCCGGCTTTTAACCGGCAGGTTCTGGGATCGTGCCCCAGACGCCCCACCAATTTATTGTGATAGAGGAATAAATTGTTGACAATGATGTGATCTGGTGTTATAATAGATACAACATGAACAAAGAGAGTTAGGCCGTGGTTGATTCTGCGGTCGATGCAAACACTTACTCATTGATGTGCGTCGTGAGTCTGATGGGTGTGGTACAAGTCCAAAGACGCCTTGAGAATTTACGCTGGGTAGCTCAGTGGTAGAGCTCGGAGCTGATAACTCCGCGGTCGGTAGTTCAACTCTACCCCCAGCGACCATTTTGCAATAGGCACGTGACTTAATTGACAAAATGTATTAGGTCAGCAGTGTTGATATAAAATCATTTGAAAAAAGTTGTTTACAGTCCTAGAGTATTTTGTTATAATAGATACATCGAAACGCAAATAGGAATGCAAAATATGA